GTCATAATGATAATCAATATAATCAAATGCTTTAGCATAGGCGTTCATTACTCTTGAACCAGAAAAAGCAAACTGGTCATTACCAAAATCTCTTTCAGGTGTCATTCTACAATTTGGTATATGTAATTTATTATTATCTAGTTTATCAAAAGGTATAGGAACATTGATTGCGAAATCAAATCTTGAACGTATAACCCAATCATAAACTGTTTTAGTTTTAATCTCCTCTTGTACTTTGAGTTGATTGCATTTTTTAATTGCATATAGTTGTGCATAAGTTGAAAGAGCTGGGTTCTTAACCTTCCAATTTGGTTGAGGCGGTGGTACCCTTGTATATTTTGATAAGTTTGGTTTCACCGACTCTTCTATCATACTACCTTTTGGTCTGTAAAGGTCTATCAACTCATTTAAACTAGCAGATTTCCATGTATGAATAAAAACATCAACATCATTATTTTCTATGATGTTTTTGTAGTGATATTCATAACCTTTTTCAAAACATCTAGGTTGCCCAGATATACATAAAGCTATTTTCATTTTGCATATTTCATTTCTATTATGTGACGCCATGCTGGTACCCTATCATATTGATGAACAATTGTAAAGGGTTTTCCTGTAGAAGTTTTAACTGTGCCCGCTTCCATTATTGGTGATTTCTCTAATAGTTTCGGTTTAAAATCTTCTATCTTAGCTGGGTCAACAGTCGTGCCTAATTGGCAAGCCCAACCATCTTCGGACTTATAATACTTTGAAGTTCTTTTGTAAGGGGGTTGTGAGATCATAAAGTTAAATGTAGATTGGTCACAAATTGATATTGGTTTACCCATACAAGCTGAGAATATATTAATCATCAAAGATTTCATAGCCTCACCTGTGCCACCTAAAACACCTACATTATAGATTTCATTCTCTTTGAAAATATCGTGAACATAAGGACCAAAAGTATCAAGTAGATTTTGATTACCCCATGGTTCATCTTTATATAATATACTTTCTGAGGCAAAAGCTAAGTCGTGTAATACACTCATGATGTCACCATTTTCAAAGCTTTTTGAAAGTTCATCTTCAAGAAACTTACATGGATCACTTTGAAAGATTACATCTTTTACATCAGTTGTAACAACCCAATCATATGGTTCTGCTCTTCTTAGGTATTCGTAAATATGTAAAAATCTCTCAACATGAGGTGGCATTTTTGAGTCATGCACTAAATTACCATCATTATCTTTGTTGAAGCCTATGATTTTAAAACCGGCCTGTTCAACTTTGACAACTGTATCTTTATCACAATTCATCAAGACTAAAACTTTGTCACCTTTAAAGCCAGATTGATTGATTGAGTTACACCAATATTGTAAAGTAGACCAATCGTAGTTGCTAGCACAACCTATAATCAAATTTCTCATAATAAACTCCAGTTTTTTATTTTATATAGTTCTTAAATTTTTTCATCTTTGAGAAAGGTGTATCACTCATATATTTTTTTACAACCTTGTTTGTGCCTTCTTCACCTGCACCATATTCTTCTTCTACTGAACCTTCTTTGTAATATGGGTTCTTAGGGTCTGCATCTTTTGTTTCATCTGGCCACCAATCATTTGTGTATGTCTTACCAGTTTCAAACATCTTTCTCATTTCTAAAATTCTTTTTTCATACTCTTTCTTACTTGGTTTTACTCGACCTGCGACTACATCTAAAACATAATTAAGTGTTACTGCATTTGCTGTAAGTGAACCACACCTTGCACCAACTTCGTTTTTAAGAAAGTCTAAAAGTATTGACTCACTACTGTTTACCATATCTTCTGCAAATTCATGTGGTACTTTTAGATCAATGTAACTATAAACAAAATCATAATGTGGTGCAGGAGAACCATGTAATATGTGTTCGTCTAATACCACAATTCTTTTAAATCCATCTTTACCATACCAAACTGCTCTTTCACCAGTAAGTTCATCAGGTTGACCAAATGTTTTGGTTAGATGCTTTGAATACTTAACAGGTTCGGCATATGTCCACTCATTGTATGGTGAACTATCTTCATTTACACTCTTATGTAATTTTACACCAGTAACACTATGAATTAAATCTCTAAACTCTTTATGTTTTTTATTCTTCATATGTGAACTTAATTGTTTCTTTTGTTCTGGTGTTGCCTTAGAATGGAAGTTTACTAACTCCATAACACCTAAATTTCCTTTGTATGCAGCTTCATTCATCTTTTTAGTTTTTCTTTTCATAGAATTTATGAAAGAACGATATACGGCAGCCGCACCGGTTTTACCCATCACTCTAGCTCTTTGTTCCATAGCTATCGCTGCTTGAATCTTATGGGCGTGGGATCGTCCGCTTGACTTAATCTTTCGTACTGAAGCTTCTGCATCAGACTTACTTGCGAATTTGAGTCCGTGGATTGTTCCTTTCGGATCCTCGTCTGTGTAGAGGTCTGAGTGCTTTTTAGATTTTGCTGGTTGACCTTTTTTCCTTGCGATTCTTGGATTACTCATTATCCTCTCGTTAATTTTAAAACTTTTTGCATTTGTTTTTCTAATAAATTACCACGATTAGGCCAATGAATATAAGCCTGTTCTCTGGATTTATATAGGTTAGTTAGGAAAGGCATAATTATTTGTTCTAAATCTTTCATTCTTTCTTTATATTGTTCTACTGTTATGTCTTTCTGATAACTTTCCTTCTCTAATTTTTCTTTGACTTGTTCGTATTCTGTTTCATCAACAGCTGTAAAGCCAAAGTCAATATCTCCATACTCATGTAATATTTTGTCTATATCGTATGCCATTTTACTTATCCCATTGTTTCTTAACTGTGAAGTTTTGGTGTGAAAATTCTAATCTATCAACAAGTTTCAATGCACCACCAGATAATTTGTCAACTGCAACAAAACCTTCTGGGTTTGTAATCTTGAAACCATCATCTGTTCTAACAAATGAATTTGTAACTTGTCGCATCTCTTGTAACTTACGAATAATAATTAGTTTAGCATCAACAATTTGATTCATTAGATTGAATATCTGTACTAACTGCATCGCTGATGATCTAAAAAATCTCATCATTTCACTTTTTTCTTTTTGCCTTTTTCTTTTTGTGTCGGCTCTTTTTGCTTTAAGTATTTCTTTATTTAATTTATCTTCAACAAATCTTATTAAGTTTATTGTATGTACATTTGTGTTTCTTATCTTTTGACCTGCACGAACTGATTTATTATTAAATGTTTTTATTTCCATCAATATTTTATCATTAAGTGATAAACGATTTAACACTAATGGACTAATTGTTCTGAATGTTCTACCTGCCTGAGAGAGTATATTTGTAATCTGTCTTGTTTCAGCCTCTGTAAATGTGGCGGTACCAGAGGCGTCGGTGAAAGAAGCATCACGAAACCAAACATCTTTTGTTGGTTGTAATCTACCAATGTCTATGTTAAAAGATGGCTTCATTGTGCTGAGTGTCCTACCGGAGTAGGAGGTATGAAAAACAATACCTAGTTGAGCGGCCTGCATTTTCTTAGCTAAGATAGAATTTTCTGGCACAGCATAGACAATAGTATTTGGTTGAAATGTAATGTATCTTTCACCTTCAATCGTTTCTTTCTTTATATCTCCTTTTGTAAACATCATGTCGCCTTGTAATACACCTTTGATACCAAGTTTTGGTATAAATGCCAAGGCTGTTTTAAGTTTTTCATTCAGACCACCAGTTGGGTGGTTCTTATCTATATCTTTATCTGTGTAGTTTAATTTAGGTGTTATATTGAATACTGATTTAGTACCAACAAAGAACTTACCATTTGCAGGATTTATACCAGCAAAAATGGCAGGTGCACCATCCCATTTTGTTGTAACATTTATTTTAGATGATGATTTACCTGCAAGCATATCTCTCAACGATTGTAAAAAGTTGATTGACTCTCTGGCGCCAGCGACACCACGATTCAAGATATTATCTTCTAAATGTTCTAAGTGAAGATTCTTGTCTTGTCTGGCTTCTTGTAAAAATTCTGTAAAGTTCATTTTGCGATTACAAAAGGACTAGAATTTATCGACCTAGATGTTACATAAGCAAATAAAGCTCTTAGAACCTTATGTTGTTTCTCCTTTGGATTTTTAAAATAAGCACTAATTAATGGTCTAATAGCATTCATAACTGTTAGACCACTTATAGCACCCATATCATTATTAAATGTTTCTCTTTGTTCTTTATTACCTTTATACAATCTACCACCAATTGATTTTATATAAATGTTTGCATCTTCTTCAAACTTTTTGTAGTTTTGATTCCATGTATCTGATAATTTCTTAGCAAAACCTTTATCTATCAAAGAAATTTGTTTAGTAAATAGCGGTATACCAACTAACTGACCACCTAGAGCTGCATCACCTTTATATCCAAATATAACCTTGACACCTTTTTGTGGTTTACCTTTTGAGGCCGGAGTATGTCTTATCTGAATAAAACCATCTTTGTTCCCGGATTTAACATCTATTTTTATTTCTCTAAAAGCACCTTTGCCAATAGGATAATCCTTGACCCATGCAAAAGTTTTTTTCTGTTTATTAATTTGGTATTTACCAGTCATCAAATTAAATTTTTGTGGACCGACAACAAATGTATCTGCAAGTAATTTTTCCTCTTTTTTTCGATTGAAATTTACTTCAACTATGTTTGCTGTTCTTTCTACTTTTTTTAATGATAAGGGCAGTAATTGACCTTTGTCTATTAATTTAAAAATCATTTCATTTAATTCAGCAAATCTAAAATTACCAGCTTTTGTTTGAGGATCAGATAATGTAGATTTCAACATTTTTTTAGCCTTATCGGTCGCAAAGTAAATGTCAGCTGGCGACCACTTGTTTATGTCACCAAAAAAAGGCCTACCATCCTCTTTCTTTGAAAAATCATTAGCTACTTTAAATAATTTAGATAATACACCCATGACCTCTTTATCACCTCTTGCGTAAAAAACATCACCCCAACCCGGTCTCTTAATGTATCTAAAATTAGAATCAATTTTATCAATATCTTTAATTAGTTTTTCGGCTATCAGAAGAGATGATATGAACCAGGACTTGCCTGTATTATCTTTACCTAAGTAAGATAAAATTTGAGATTTTGGTAAATCAGTTTCTATGGCCTTAGTCCTAAAACCTGTGTCTATTTCACTTTTAAACTCTTCCTTAAATTGTGTGTAGTTTTTTTCACCTTTCAAATAAGGTTTCCATAATCGGTTTACTTTTACCGTACCTAAAACATCAGCGATGTATGAAAACAAAGCCTGTGCTCCTTCCGCTTCTGCTGTAGCTGCCATTACCATAATTTTTCTCCTTAATTGTAGTAACTATTGTATTTATGATAACACAACTACCGAATAATATCAATCTCTTTATCTCCTGTCCATACTTCTAACTCTTTTCTAAGTCTTTTGTCGTTTTTAAGTGACACATATCTGTTTGATGCTTTCTTTCTCCACCACTTAATTACGTTCTCCAGATGGTGCTTATCGTAGTTCTCCTTGTCTGGAACCAACTTATCTGTCTTACCAGTCACCACATCAACAAAGTTTGAGAAACCATAGGAAGAGGCGTAATATCGTTTCTTTTCAGTCAAATTAAGAGCATTCTTAATTGTATCATTGTATCGTTTCAAATCTTCGCCATCTAAACTAGCCTTGATAAGAGCCTGTATTTTTGTAGACATTTTAAGTTTTCTTGATGAAGCATCTTCTGGTACAACCGGACCACCAACTGCACCTTCCATATAATCTTTTAAATCTTCATATGGTTTGCCGTGCATCAATGGTAAAAAATTAGAGTCTGTAAGGCCTTTGAATCTGAGAAATGGTTTCATACCATCATACTGTGAACTAGACTTTGATGACCCATACAAACTGGTCGTTTCAAACAAACATACATTCATACCTGGATATTTCTTGTTCATCATCTCACGAACATGATGTGAACAACATATAGCTGCAAGTAATTTACCACCAAGTGTATTGAAACCAAATGGTTGTGATGGTACAATAGAAAAGCCCATAACAGTTGTCTGATTAAATGATCTGGCTGTTTTTGCATCTTGAGTGAATACACAATCAAGTAATTGGTTTCTAGGTTTCATGTTGATTACTGGTGAACCAAGACGAATGAAACCAAGCCATTTGTTTGTACTCTTTTCTAATACACCTAATCTTAATTCTTTACCTGGTACACTTACCATGTTTGAATGTGATGTAATGATTGATAGATAATTATCCCATAGTCCTTGTTTCATCCTATGAACCTCAATATTCATATCTTCTGGGTGCATATCATATTCATTAAACAAATCTAGTTCGGGCCCCATACCTGGAAGACCAACAGGCATATCCGAAACTGCATTTAGTTTTTGATCTCGCATATAATCAGCGATACTTTTAAAACGATCAAAGTAATCTGAAAAGGCTTTGGCGCCATGTAATGCTTGTTCTCTAGTTATTTTCATACTTTAAATCCATCAAATTTTTCTTTTGTGCCAAATGTATTTAGCGGTTTATCAGGACCGTTATTTTGACCTGCATCTAATATATCATCTTGACCACCTTGTTCTACATCATATAATCTCATCTTAGCTCTATCAACACCAAGAATAAATTTCTTGTAATAACTTGGGTCATTGTAACGATTCTTTTGTTGTTTGACCATTATCTGATTTAGTTCTTCAAGTTGTTCGTTTGATACTAAAGAAATCATAAAGTCAGCAGTTGCAGGTAAACCAAATGATTCTGAAACATCTTCAAGACCTGGATCTGAATTTGTAAAACCAGACCTTGTTGTTTGTGTTGCTGATACAACTGGTAGTTCATACTCAACTGCAAGACCACGGAGTTCTTCTGCAATTGCTTTTACATACACATAAGAGTTGATTGTACCACCTGGTCTTACTCTTGATGATGAACAAATATTCAAGTAATCAATAAATATAATATTTGGTTTAAATTGTTTCTTCATCGCCAATTCACTTAACAAGGCTCTGAAATGTAATGTTGAAGCAGCCGCCGTTGGATATTCTTTGATGATTAACTTACCTTGTGTCTTAGACCTCAACACTTTGAATTTGTTTTCGTAATCTTCTTTTGATACGGACCTAAGTTCATTCAAACTAATGTTCAATAAGTTTGCATCAATTCTTTCTGCAATCTTTTCTTCAGCCATCTCTAATGTAATATACAAAACATTATCACCTTGAGATAAACAAGCTGATGCCATATGACACATAAACAAACTTTTACCAACACCAGTACCTGCCATCAATACATTCAAAGTTTTATCTGGTAGACCACCTTTTGTAATCTTGTTCATCAAGTCAAGGTCAAACTTCGTTCTACTTTCTACTTTATGATAGAAGTCATACCTTTCGTTGTAATCGTCCATGTAATCATGACCAACGTGCCTGTCGAATGAAACACCAAGTGCATCACTCAATAGTTTTGGTATTTCACCTTTTGCTTTCTTTGTACTTTTATCATCTAGTATTGCAACCGAATCCATGATTGCATTGTAGATAGCTTTGTCTTGACAAAACTTTTCACTCTGTTCTGTAAGCCAAGTAATATCTACTTTTTCATCTTTTGTTTTTTTGAGTTCATGAAGAAGCTCTACTGATTTTGAAACCTCATCTTCTGTGAGTTCTTTTTTCTCTGTAAAGTTAATTACAAGAGCTTCATGTGAAGGTAACTTCTCATAACGATTTACAAACTCTTGTATCTCTTTAAATACTTTTCTTTCTATTGAATCAGCAAAGTATTCTATCTGAATAAAAGGTAATACTTTCCTTGTAAATTCTTCATTGTAAACTAAGTTCTTTAGTATCGTCTGTTCTAATCTCATCATTCAATATATTCCCATAACCTATTTGATATTTTTCTTGTACAAATGTTTTAAACTGATTGTCCTCTAGTATAGGATACCAGAATTCCTTTGTTTGTGTGGCATCTAAGCGTACTTTTGCACCAACTTCGCCCGTTTTACGGTCTATCTTTGCATACCAACCTGGTGATGGCTTCGTTACAAACTTAGCTTCGATTGCTAAATCTAATAAACCAGAATACTTTTGCATACCACCATTAAATGATACTGTGATTGGTATTTTAGATTTCTCTTTTACATACCTAGATTTTTCTACATTGATGATAAAGTTATAACCTTGTAAACCATCTTTACCTTTATCTTGTTGTCTACCAAGAATCCAGATTGTGTCAGCAGAGTAATAAGAACCTGTACCACCGCCAACAATGTCTTTTGGAAACATTCCAATTTCTTTATATGTGTGATT